GGATTATGAAAATTTTAATTAGTGAAAAACAATACCAAAAACTTTTGGAAAGTGACTTGACCGATGATTACATTGGAAAAAAAGTTATGGTTTATTACAATCTACATAAACACACTTTTTCTGTCACACATAAAGGGGTTGTTATATTACATGCCGATTATGTTAAATTGGGAAATGTGGAATTTAGAGTAAGAGAAGGTGGAAAAGAAAAGGTAAGGAAGGAAAAAAGTAAAAACGTTCATGCTTTTGTAATTGGTGAATTATTAGATTATTGTGAGTTCCCGTGTGAAGATATTCCTACTGAACCGTCAAACAAAGTGGTTACATATAATCCATACAAATATAATAGTTTTGTTTACAAGGATACTGAGGAACCAGTTTACACCGCTAAAGAAGTAGATATGATAAATTTGAAAAATAAATTATTTATCATCAACGAAATAAAGAAATAATGCCATTACCGAGTAAAATAAAAAAAAATATTCCACTTACTTACCCCAAAACTCTATTACCGAGAAGGGAAGAATTAGCGGATAAAATTAGTAAAGATGGAACATATCTTCCCAAATCACTTTTACATGCTGATTTAGATAGAGGGTTTTTAGATTTTGTTAAGGACGAATTGAGATTATCTATTGAGGGGAAAACAGTACCAACAATCGATATTATCATTACAACTCAGAATTGGTCTCAATTTATTGAAACTTGGGATATACAAAATTTAGACAAAAACGTTGAATTACCTTTTGTAACTACAGTTAGAGTTCCTGAAGTAAAATATGGTACTAACCCATCTTTATTATATACAATACCAAACAGAAGACAATATTTTTATGCACAAGTTCCTACTTGGGACGGAAATAGAAATGGAATGGATATATACAAGATTCCACAACCAGTTCCTGTTGATATAACTTATCAAGTAAAGATTGTTTGTAACAGAATGAGAGAACTTAACAAATTTAATAAGATTGTTTTGGAAAAATTTTCTTCTCGTCAAGCTTATCAAGTTATTAAAGGACATTATATTCCAATTGTTATGAACAATATATCTGATGAATCTGTATTGGATGCTGAGAAGAGAAAATATTATATTCAAAGTTACGAGTTCACTATGTTAGGGTTTTTGATTGACGAAGATGAGTTTGAGGTTTCTCCTGCAATCAGTAGAATTTTTCAAGTAGTTGAAACAGATACAAAAACGACAAAAAGACAGAGAAAAAGAAATGAAGACCCTTCGAGTTTCACGCAAAATCTTTTATATGTAGTGGGCAATACAACCTTATCTCAACTTTATGATTACACTTCCAATATAATTGTTGGAGAACCCCAAAATGTCAACACTTTTGATGTGTTTATAAATAATGATTATTACGGTTCAGACGTTACCGAAATACAAATGAATCTAGGAGATGTTTTGAAAATAGTGGTGGAAAAAAATGACGACTCTTTGGAATCTACTATGATACTTTATAATAACTTGGTTTAATTCTCTCCGTATATATCAGGTTTTTCCTTACACTTTTCCAATATTATTCTCTCTAAAAATCTATACATTTTAATTCCTTTTTTTTCACAATATTTTTTTAAAATGTCGTGAACTTCTTTTGAAATCTTAAGATTCTTTATTTTGCTATTGTCTGACAAGGTAGAAAAAAGGCAGAATTTATTCTACCCAATTTATAAATACTTATCATAAAGTAAAGTATTTTGGTTTTTTCTCTAATATTTATTTATAAAAATAAATTAAAAGATAAAAAAGACTAATAATGGCACAAAAAGTATTCGTATCACCTGGGGTGTATACATCTGAAGTTGACCTGAGTTTCGTAGCTCAAAGTGTTGGTGTAACAACATTAGGGATTGTCGGTGAAACATTGAAAGGTCCAGCATTTGAACCAATCTTCATCAGAAATTTTGATGAGTTCTCAGCTTATTTCGGTGGAACTTCACCCGAAAAATTCATAAACACTCAAATTCCAAAGTATGAGGCCGCTTACATCGCTAAAGCTTACTTACAACAATCTAATCAATTATTCGTTACGAGAATTCTTGGATTGTCGGGGTATGATGCGGGTCCTTCTTGGTCGATAACCACAAAAGCAAACGTTGATTGTAGTACTGTAGATTTTTATTGTACTAGTGCGGTAACATCAGCTTGTGTTGAAACTTGTGTATCGTATTTAACTTATAACTTTGACATTGAATTTACAGGTTGTACAAATAGTACTTCCTCTATTGTTTTGGATTCTTCAACCATACCAGCAGAAATATTGGATGAATTGAATGTTCCTTACGAACAATTTGATGGTAGTACAACAACTTTATATCAAAATTTTGTTGACCAAATTTTTGATGTTATAACAGTTCCTTCTTCGGAAACTACATCAATTTATTATTACGGTCCTATTTCAGGTGATGTTTATAGTGCACTTTCATCAACTTATACGGCAGAAACGAATGTATTTGGTGTAAATAATGTCGATGCTTCAGTTATCGACTATTGTGCACCTGAAAACGACCCTTGGTATTACGCTTTATTCGACAACTTAGGTAGTGCGGTTTATTCGGGTTACTCTTTTTATACTGTAGTAACTGATTTAACACAAATAATCACAACTACAACAACATTAACTCCAATACCTCCAACTCCTACACCTTCAGGTAATCCTTGTATTTCACCTACACCACTTCCGAACATAACTCCTTCACCTACACCTGTCCCTACTCTTTGTTATACAGGTAAATTGAGTGGAACTATTTATGTTTTTGATGGTGTTGCTTATACAGACTATGATGACTTGGTAGTGGCTACTTTACGTTCTCGTGGATTAGCAACTTATAGTACAGATGATGGAGCGGTATATGAAGTTACTGGACTAACTCAGGTTAGTATGGATTGTACAAATTCTTACAGTTCTGTTCTTAAGAACCCTTATTCAACCTTTGGTTTGAATATTACAAATAAAGATGGAGAGAACTTCTTCTTCGAAACATCGTTCCAAAACTCTGACCCGAAATATATTTCTAAGGTTTTTGGTTCTTCAAACTTCTCTAAGAATAGAAATGAAGTACCATTGTTTGTTGAGGAAAGATTCCAAGCTTTATTAAATTACGCTTGGAGGAAAGGATATATTAGAGGATTAAGTTGTAATCTAACCGCTTTACCTGATGCTAGACAAGGTTCTGACCCTACTTCAATAGCTTGGTATCTTGAAAGATATCAATCTCCTGTTTCTCCTTGGGTTGTTTCTGAACTAAGAGGTAATAAAGTTTATAACTTATTTAAAGTTATAACAATTGCTGATGGTAATGATGCGAATATTGAAGTAAAAATTTCAATAGCTAACATATCTTTCGGTAATGGAACATTTGACTTGATAGTACGTGATTTCTTCGATTCAGATGCTAATCCAGTTGTTATTGAGAAATTTACTAACTGTACTCTTAATCCAAATGAAAATAGTTTCGTAGGTAAAAAAGTTGGAACTATGGACGGAGAATACGCGTTGAATTCCAAATACATTATGTTGGAACTTAACCTTGACGCTCCAGTTGACGCTCTACCATGTGGATTCTTGGGATATACACTTAGAGAATATGCAGGTGTTAGACCTCCGTTCCCTGTGTACAAAACAAAGTATGACTTCCCTGGCGAGGTTATCTATAATCCTCCGTTTGGTTTATCTTCAGGTGCTGACGATATTGTTAGAAGTGGTGGAGATAATGTAAGAAGAACTTATTTGGGTATTTCAGATACAATTGGATTTGACGTAGATTTCTACCAATATAAAGGTAAACAATTACCTTTAGATATTTGTACTGATGTTTCAGGTGATGATTGGGCTTATAGAACAAGAGGTTACCATATGGATAAAAATGCGAGTGGTATTACAATTCCAAACGCTTTCACAACAAGTGGTACACCAGCTTTCTATGTAGGAGCATCTGATTTTACTTCTGACCCTGATGAGGAAACAAACCAATACTACAGACTATTTGCTCGTAAGTTCACATTCTTATGTAATGGTGGTTTCGATGGATGGGATATATACAGAGAATACAGAACCAACGCTGACAGATTTGTCTTAGGAAGGTCTGGATATAAAAATGGGGCATGTCCTTCATTCAGATATCCTGACGCAACAGGTTGGGGAGCATTCAAACAGATTACTGTTGGTGATAATACACAAGATTATGCAACTACAGACTATTACGCTTACTTATTGGGTCAACAAACTTTCGCTAACCCTGAAGCGGTTAATATAAACGTGTTCGTAACACCTGGTATTGATTACTTGAACAACTCTGATTTAGTTGGTTCGGCTATCGACATGATAGAGAATGATAGAGCTGACTCATTGTATATCTGTACAACTCCTGACTACAACATGTTTGTTCCACAAACTGGTGACCAATTAGACTTGATTTATCCTCAAGAAGCGGTTGATAACTTGGAAACCGCAGGAATCGATTCTAACTACACTTGTACTTATTATCCATGGGTTCTTACTCGTGATACTGTAAACAATACACAAATTTACATTCCAGCAACTGCTGAGGTTTGTAGAAACTTAGCTCTGACTGACAACATAGCGTTCCCTTGGTTCGCATCAGCGGGTTACACTCGTGGTATTGTTAACTCAATCAAAGCACGTAAGAAACTAACCCAAGAGGATAGAGATACTCTATATAAAGGAAGACTTAACCCAATTGCTACTTTCTCTGATGTAGGAACTGTAATTTGGGGTAATAAAACTCTACAAATCAGAGAATCTGCTCTTGACAGAATCAACGTAAGAAGATTGTTACTACAAGCACGTAAATTAATATCGGCAGTTTCTGTGAGATTATTATTCGAACAGAATGATGAGAAAGTGAGACAGGATTTCTTAAATGCGGTTAATCCTATCTTGGACGCTATCAGAAGAGACCGTGGTGTTTACGACTTCCGTGTAACAGTTTCTTCAGACGCAGCTGATATAGACAGAAATCAGATGACTGGTAAAATTTATATTAAACCAACAAAGTCACTTGAGTTCATAGATATTACTTTCTACATTACTCCTACAGGAGCATCGTTCGAAAATATCTAAATAATATAAGTGGGGTTTCATCCCCACTTTTAGCCTTTTTAATTTTAATGAAATTAACAAAAAAAATATTACCAGAGGGTATTGATGAAACGGGAACTCCCGATATGAAATATTATTCTTTCGATTGGGATGATAATATCATGACAATGCCAACAAAGATTATTTTAAAAGACGAAAACGGTAACGAGGTAGGAATGTCTACTGAAGATTTTGCAGAATATCGTACTGAAATAGGAAAGAATCCCTTTGAGTATAAAGGAAAAAAAATAGTGGGATTTGCGGAAGAACCTTTCAGATATTTTGGTGTGAAAGGAGACAAACAATTTATTGTTGATTCCCTCACCGCTAAATTAGGTCCTGCATGGGGTGATTTTGTGGAAGCTATTAACAATGGTTCAATTTTTTCTATTATTACTGCTAGAGGTCATACACCCGAGGTACTTAAAGAATCAGTATATAATTTAATCGTTTCTAATATAGGAGGAATTTCTTCAAAAGAATTGGTAAAAAACTTAGAAAAATATAGGGATTTAGCTGATAAAGAAGATATTTCATCGAGAGAAATGATTAGGGAATATTTGGACATGTGTAGATTTTATCCTGTAAGTTATGGGGAAGGTTCGGCAACAAATCCAGAGGAAGGTAAAGTAAAAGCAATGAAAGAATTTATAAACTATGTGAAAGAAGTTTCTTCCACAATACAGAAAAAAGCTTTTCTTAAAAATAAAATTTCAAATAGATTTATACCAACTATAGGATTTTCAGATGATGATGTAAGAAATTTAGAAAAAATGAAACAACATTTTGAAAAGGAACCAATATTAAAAACTTATTCAACTGCTGGTGGAAAGAAAAAAATATATTAACTAGATACTTATATAAGAAGATTATCCAAAAAAAAACCAAAGTAAAGAGAAAAATTTTTGATGGGTATATTTATAATAAAATAAAAAAAGAAACTAAAAAATAACAAAATGGCTGATTTACTAATGAAAATGCCGATACCTTATGAACCCAAAAGGGCGAATCGATTTATTATGAGATTCCCTTCTACATTAGGTATTAACGAGTGGTTTGTTGAGACCGCTAAAAGACCGTCCATAAAAATTAACTCGGTTGCGATTCCTTTTTTGAATACTTCTACATATGTTGCTGGAAGATTCGAATGGAACGAAATTGGGGTTACTTTCAGAGACCCAATCGGACCGTCAGCTTCACAAGCATTAATGGAGTGGGTTCGTCTTTGTGCTGAATCTGTAACAGGTCGTATGGGATATGCCGCGGGTTATAAAAAGAATGTAGACCTTGAAATGTTAGACCCAACAGGTGTTGTGGTTGAGAAATGGATTTTAGAGGGAACATTCTTAACTTCCGTAGATTTTGGTTCTTTGGGTTATTCCGATGATAAAATCGTTACGGTAACTGCTAATTTACGAATGGACCGTTGTGTACTCGTTTATTGATTTTTAAACACGAGAACTAAGATACTTCTATTCATTTACAATATTGCACAATTCCCATATATTTATTTATATGGGAATTTTTATTTGTAATATATGTCAAAAAGAATGTGACGGACTCAACTCTCTTAGGTCTCATTCAATTCAGAAACATAACATTTCTTCTGAAACTGTTTATATTGATTATATCTTAAATGGTAAGATACCAAAATGCGAATGTGGTTGTGGTGGAAACACTCCGTTTATAACAATAAACAAAGGGTTTTCTAAATTTATTAAAACTCATCACAATAGAGTTAAGGGTAAAAACAATTTCCATAAAAAACCTAAAACACATCAAAAAGCCATTGAGACCCAAAAGAAAAATTGGAAACTAGGGAAGTATAAAGGATGGTGGGAAAATAAAACTCCTGAAACTATTAAAAAAATAGAAGGAATTAAAGATAAATTAAGAAATGATAGACAGAGAGGGATAAAAATATCTTTAAAATTAAAAGGAGTTAAAAAAACCGATGAATCAAAATTAAAAAATTCAATAAGTCAAAAAAATAGATATAAAAACAATCCGAAATTAAAAGAGGAGTGTTCGATTAGAAGAATTAATTGGTTAAAAAGTAAATTATCTAATAAAAAAAGTAAAGTTGAATCTAAGTTTGAGATTTTATTAAAATTATTAAATATAGAATATGAATTCCAATATGTTTTTGAAAAACGATTATTTGATTTTTATATTAAAGACCTCAATATTTTAATTGAGGTTGACGGTGATTTTTATCATTGTAATCCAAATTCAAAACATAATGAGATTTTATATGAAACGCAAATATTAACGAAAAAGAATGATGAATATAAGAATTTAATTTGTCAAAACCACAAC